TCAGTGCATCTGTTGGATTGCTAATGTAATCATATCCAATATCAGAGATTAGGTTAATAAGCTCCATTAGTTTGGTCTTATCAATGTCAGATGTATCTATCATTTATTATCTTATTTCTTACTAAAAAATTATGTCTCATTGAGTTACTGATTGACCTCTTGAACTTCCTGTATTCATATACCCTACCATGTGGTGTCTCATGTGTCACTTTGAATAGATTGATGTTATCACAGAACCATCTGATCTCATATCGTGTGAGCTCCTGGCATCTAATGTATCTATCTTTGAACAGTATTGAGTACAGCCGCCCATGTGTTTCATTAGTTACTGTAATGGCAAATGGTTTCTGTTTTCTATGCAGTTCAATGATTAACACTTGGCTAAGTTAGTAAAAGTTATCAACATAATGAAGGGAGCTGTTGTGCTCCCCTTGTGTTACTTCATTAGGTATTTAAACACCTTATCATAGAACTTACCTGTGACCTCCTTACCATACATGAACCTGTACATCTGGAATTTATCCACACCAACATCCTCTGCCAAATGTACTATCTTGTATCTTCTGGATAGCTTATCTTTGAGCTCACCTCTTATTGAGTCAGTGAACGTCTCATCATCTTTGATGTAAACTATCTTAGAACGGGAGGTCATCGTCTAACTCTATTGGTTGTGTACTTGGCTGTGATGGCTTAGATCCTGTGATCTCAACCTTCCATGCATCAAGAGTATTATAATACCTCCCATTGAACTCCCTGCCTCTAACATTGTATGACACTTCCACTTGCTGACCTACACCCAATGACTCTAAGACATCCATCTTATCATTGATTGTTTGGAACAGTATGTCCTGTGGATACTTGGCATCCGGTGTTGTAACTACGAACTCTCTCACTGAGAATTTATCACTGATTACCTTGATTGGATTGATGAGCTTGATAGCTCCTTTGATTGTTGATTCTGACATTTTTATTTGTTTTAATTATAATACTTTTTAATCCTCAAATACTATTGGAGGTGTTGTTTTATCAATAATCTCATCTGCCACTATATTGGCATAATGAACTGCTAACACATAATCAGGATTGTGCAACCAATCAGTTGAAAATGAGTTTCTAATATCTTGCATCCTATCACTATCTGTCATAAATGCAGCCACTAATTGAGTGACTATTTGTGCTCTAAGTTCCATTGTTTGTATTTTATTTATTTATGTTAATAACTTTTTTGAGTTTCTATAAATGTTTTAGTAGTCAATGCCTCTGCATACAGGTGAGCCTGTGCAGATATTATTGCATGATTACTCTCATTCACATTTGTTGCCGGGTTAGATAACAAGGCATTCAATGCCATCAACATGGCTTGTTTGTAGAACTCTTCTCTGTCCATTTTATTTATTATTTAGTTCGTTTACATATTGAGCATAATATTCAGAGCATGCCCTTAATCTCTCTTTTATTTGTTCCTCAATGGCTAAGTCTCTCTCATATCTTAACACAGTCACCCTATGGTGAGCAGGTATGTGATTTACTTTATGGATTGATTTGTTATCCCAATCAGTGAGCAGAGTATCATCTGTATCATACATGGTGTACACTAACTCAAATGATGGTCTATCATAGAGCCACATGTATGCTCTACCTTGCCACTCATAATCTGAGTTCTCACCTTCTGATGGTGTTGCCGGGAAGGTCTCTAAGGACCAGGAGCTCTTAATGTCAATGATTAGATCATCCATGAGTATGTCACAACACCCTGACATGAGCTCATTAGTTACTCTGATTGTGTTCTTACTGTACTTTTTAGTGAAACGAACCTCATTGAGTAAGTCAATACCATCCTGCTCCCAGTCAGTTCCTTTGATCATTGGCTTAGTCTTAATGTCTGAGCTGTATCCAAAAAAGTCCTGTTTTGCAATCTTACGTATCTCAGACTTAGCAGTCTCAGATAAGAGCTCAGACTTACTCCTGGAGTTAGTCATGAGCTTACCTAATTGTGATGGCCTCCATTTCATAGTTGTGCCTCCTGTTCTTTGGTTAAATAGAACTTAGCTTTCAACTCCTCAACTGTGAACTCATTAGATGCTATCTTAGCAAGAGCAGCCTTGAAACGTGCATCTGATAATGACTCTTTTTTAGTCTCAGTTGGTTGCTCCTTTGATGCCTGTTGACCATCATCATCCACTGCCTGCAATGAGAGAGCACTTTGAAGGGTGTACCTACGATAGTAAGAAATGGCAGATCCCATCTGTTGAGGGTTGACATTTTGAGGTAAGTCCATGCAAGATTGCAACATGGCACCTGAGTCAATGTCAACAATCTGAGTGCATACACTGTTGCCCTGGATAGGTTGTAATAAGATTAAGCCATTCTCAAGTAGTACAGGCTCAACCTCTGCCATGATAGCATTGAGGTCAGCATACTTTGAATGATGGCTTTGTGCGTTCTTAACTACCTTACCAATGGCTAACTTTGCCCGGTGTAGTTTTTGGTGTAGAGTCAAGGTGTTACCTAACTCATTCAGCTCCTTGATTTTCTCAGTTGCTGTTTTGATTTGTTCTTTCATACTGTATTTATTTATTGAGTCAAAGTTAATAAAAGATTGCATATATCACAAATTAAGTTATCAACAATTAGTATTTTATTATGTTAATAACTAATGCTGTTACAGATATTACCAAACTGATTAGAGACACAGTTAGGTTAATGTAAAATAGTTTATTCTCATCCATATCTAATCTGTTTCATTATTAATACCCTTGACCGGGTGTTTATATTTCTTTTTTTTGTGCTTTAAATTCACAATGATTCGGGGAAATTTTAATTTGATTCTCATAAACTCTGAATAAAATTATCATACCACTCAACAAAATCATCAAATGTCTTTACAATAATATACACACCTCCTGCTCTCTCAATAGAGGCTTGATATTCCTTTTGCACATCTGATTGCCTATCCTTACCATACTTAATCTCAATCTTAACTGACCGCCCTCTGATCGTGGCAGATATATCTGCAGTTCCTTTGGTTGACTGCCCAGGTGTCCATTTGCCCGGTAACTGTTTTGTGTGTGCCATGATGCCAGAACCAACCTGTATCTTTGCTCCTTCCCTGTACTGACCCTGTGAGCTTATTCGTTCAGCTTGACCGCCATTGAACTGTATCCATGCAATGACACACTTTGTCAATGCATTGGCTGAGTTATCTGTCCAATCTGTCTTTGGTATGTATGCCTCTGGCATGTTAGGGAACTTCTGTTTCAACTGCTCCATCATTAGAGCATTGAGTTTTTCTTTGTTACTTCGTTTCATATTAAAATGGTGTTTCTTTTATAGGTGTAATATTATCCCATACATCCGGTTGTGTATCCGGTTTGTTTGGTTCTTTAATTATCATCTTACCAATCCCTCCGGAGTATGCTGTTTCAAATGTGCATTGGTGAAATTGACAGTATTTTTTTAGATTGCGAGTCATTAGGTTTTGAGTTATATTCTTTTTTCTTAACTCAGGAAAACTATCTAACAAGTTATCATAGGTTGTTTTGATATTCAAATAATCATTCTTATCAAGGCCCGCAAAAAAGATATTCATTTCCTGCCCTATTTGGTCAATCAGTTTTCTGTAATCAAGATTCTTTAATGGCATGTCAATCAATCCCTGGTCAAGATATATGCTAATACATTCCATCATGTAGTTGTCAAATCTGCTCCACTCTTGATCTGTCCACTCATTAAATAGTTCATGGCCAAATTCCATAATGGGAGTGTAAGTGTCATTGAAATAAGAGCTCATCTCTACCTCATATTTTCTCGCATTGAATGATGCACTATCACCCTGGATGGTGTAATTGGTTGTGATTATTATCTTAGGTGATTCAGTTACATCCAATTTAATGCTGTCCTTACCTTTGTACTCAATTGTAATTCCTTCTGTAATTACGCTAAATAGATTCTCAAAGTTAAATGACTTTCTAACATCATCAAATACCAACACTTGACAATCTGTTGCAACACTTTGATATGGAAATGACTTATTAAAATCAAAGGTTTTACCATCAAGTGATTGAACTTTTCTAAGTTGTTTCAATGCGTTCCAAAATAATCCCTTCCCGGATCTCCCATTTGGGTTATCTGATATAATCTCATCATTGAAAATTATTGCTTTGTTGTTTGAATTAGTCTTAAATGAGTGCAGTAAGTACCCTATAACAGTCTGAAATGCTTTGTATTTTTGTTCATTCTGTCCTGCAATCTTCCAAATAAAAGTTCTGTATTCTGATTCATGGTGATCAGTTGGATAATAATCCCTGTTGATTACTTGATCTCTCCAAATACCCATGTTCACATCTGAATAACTGATTATTTCTTTGTTATTTTTGGTGATTTTTACAATACAATTCCTGTAAAATAGGTAACACTCATCTTTATTATCCTTCAATACATCAATTGGTTTGGATTTTAATAGACTCAGATAGTCTCTTTTAAAGAATTTTAAGTTACCTGTCATTAGATTGAACACACCCTCATCACATTTATTCTCTTCAATCCACTCAATGACAAAATCTTTCATGTCCTTTTCATAAACTATCTTCATGAATATGCCTTGTTTCTGAATGAAATCAAAAGTACTGCCCTCATTAGGTGAGTTTTTAAAGAAATCATGTGATTCAAGGAAATCTTTAAATCTTTTATTATTCAATGAGTAGTTACCCTTCTCATTCTTACTCCAAAACTCCTCATTATCCACCATATTAAACCTCTTGCGAAGCTCATCCTTTGCTCTCTTCCAATCACCATCATATTTCAGCTCAGTAAGTATGTTAAATGGGGAGTAAGCCTGCCTTGATACAAATGGTTGACAGGATAAATCCTCTGAAAAAATATAAAACATCCCTGTATAGTGTCCAAATGTAGCTGAAAATCCATCCTTTATATCTTTGTTAGGTCGTGTCCAATATTCCACATTGTCATTCCTGGTCTCACAGTACTGCCACCCGGCTTTAACAAGTAAGTCCTTTGCCTCTGATTGAAATTCAATGTTATATTTTCCATCCGGTGTTGTGTCCTTCCATGTTTCTGCCCATTTCTTATTGGAGTCAGCTGTCTTTGACCTGGATACTATCTCTTTGTACTTATTAAATGAGTGTGCAAAATCCTGTATTGTCTGCACCTCATCTGACCCCTCCAATGGTGTTAGTTTAACATATTCAGGACCTGCAATATGTTTATATCCTGCAGATGGCCAGCAACAAACGTACTGCCCATTGCCTCTAATCTCAATCATTACTGATTTTGTCTCCCAAAATGCATAGGTCTTACCAGATAACACCTCATCTTTATAGATAAAATATAGGTGATAACCTCCACCGGCTGTTGTATAGATTGATAACTTACCTTCATGTATTAACCCTATGATATATGGAATGTTAATATAGCTCTCAAATATATCTTTGATAGGCTCATCATTGTGTGCATCAAAATCAATGCAGTAAAATCCATCTGATACAGATCCACATGCAATACCTATCTTAACAGCCTCACTAAATAGTTTCTCAATGTTATTCTCATCTATTGATTCATACAAATAGTTGTGGCCCTTTTCAAGTAATGGAGCTTTATTTTCTTTTAATGGGAGTGGATTGAACCCCTCTGCCAATAAATCATAGGCATAGTCTTTTAAATGCATACAAACCAATCTTTTAATTCGTTAATGGTAAATACAGGATGTCCAAGATTGTCATTATCATCTGACTCAACATCCTCTTCAATTACAAATATGCAATTAATTCTTTTATTAGGATACATAAATTGTAACAATTCTTTATAAAAAATCAATTGATAATCATTACAACTCTCAAGGTTTTTTTTCTGCTCAATTATACACAATGAGTTATCAAATAATACAATAAAATCCGGTATTGCATGAGTTTGCTTTTCACCTTTTAATTTGTACATTATCTTTTTTTGATAACCAAATCTGAGATTATTCTGCTCTAAAATACTTTTGATTAGTATCTCTCTTTTTTTGGATGTCTCACTGGTCTGTTTGAGCTTACTGAATTTCTCTTTTGTTATCTCATGTCTCAATAGAGTAACTTTGTTTAGAGTATAAAACTCATATAGATTACCAGCTTGTATTTTTATATTGTATTTTGATTTGATTATCTTGCAAATATCAGACAGGTAATTAAATGAATAATTTGTAAAGAATGGATCATCCTCATAATAATTCTTTTTATAGTTGTATGATTTGTGCTCTTTGGTTTTATCCTGCCAATTGGTACACCCTACAAAATTAAAATTACTTACAAACTTTAATTCAGACCCACAGATACAATATTCCACAGATCCATTTTTAATGCCATCTACAAAATCATTGTTTTGTTTTATCACTTCAAGATGCTCTTTATATTTAGCCTCTTGTTTGTTATGCTCATCAAGTTTATACTCTTCATGGATTTTGATAATCTCATCAGAATGTTTCTGTAACCAGGTGAGCTGAGATTCAGGATTGTTTTGATCCTTGTGAAATGAGATGAGTGATTTTAGTTTCTCATGGTCCTCATCAGTAAACCATCTTGCAAATTCAATTTGTGTCATATTTTCAAGCATAAAAAAAACCTCTTAAATCCTTTGGGGCTTCACTTCCAAATTCATTAAAAGGCTTTAATAACTTCTTTAGGTTCTATGGTGTGAAGCCGAACCGTTTACAAATGTAATAATAATTCCAATACAAATCACACCGAAAAAAAGAAATATTCAGAAAAAAAATATTTCGGAAATATTTCGGAGTTAACTTATTGATAATTAAATTGTTAAAGACACTTTGTAAAAATTGAAACTTTTTTTTCAGAAAAAAAAATCTGTTTTGGTAGTATGTTCATAGAGCGTATAGGGGGTAAAATTTTTTCTATTTTTACAAACACCTATAAATCAATACTTTAACCCGTAAAAATTAGAAAAGTAAAATATTTCAAAAAATAAATATTTCGGAATAAGGCACAAAAAAACCCTCCATGCTG